ATTACGATAGTACGAGACTTTGTTGTAGCTGCAAATGAAACTGGCTTTGAAAATAAGGTTTACTGGTCTGACATTAACGACGAAACTAACTGGACACCTGGTGCTACTAGCCAATCAGACAGTCAGGTAATTGCTGACGGTGGTGACATCATGGGCTTGGCTGGTGGTGAGTATGGCTTGGTTTTACTTGAAAAAGCTATCTACCGGATGACTTATATCGGTAGTCCATTGTTTTTTCAGTTTGATGCTATCTCTCGCGCTATTGGTTGCTTATCAAGTGGAAGTATTGCTCAATACAATGGATTAACTTACTTTTTAGCTAATGATGGATTTTATGTATCTGACGGTCAAACTGTTAAATCTATTAGTGCTGGTAAGGTAGACAAGTGGTTCTTTGATAACGCTGATCCTAATAGTTTTGGTGTAATGTCATCGTCAGTTGATCCTGTTAAGCGTCTTATTGCTTGGTGTTTTACTAATGTATTTTCTAGTCAACTAATCCTGATTTACAGTATTGATACAGGTAAATGGTCTTACGTTGAAACTACTGCGTCTGCTGTAGCTATCGCTATTACGCCATCGGTAACGCTTGAAGGATTGGACTTATACAGTACCAGTATTGATGCGCTGACAGTCTCGCTGGATGCTCGTCAATGGGCTGGCGGTGATCCTTTGTTTGCTGGTGTATCAGGTCAAAAGATCATTACCTTCGGTGGTGCTAATAAAACAGCGTCTATCGTCACTGGTGATATTGATATTGGCAGGTCTGTGATTACACTTGCTAGGCCATTGGTAGACGGTGGATCGGCTTCTGTAGCTGTTTCAGCTAGAGCTAACCTATCTGACGCTATTAGCTATACGACGCCTGTAGCGGCTGATACAGAGGGCAGAGCGCCATTACGATCTGCTGGTAGATATATGCGAGTGCAAACAATTCCATCTGACTCATGGTCTACTGCTGTTGGAGTGGATATTGATATTACTAAACAAGGTGGCAGATGACACAGTTTAGAACGCTTCCTCCATTTGGTGGAGATCAGCGAGCTGTCGCAGAGGTAGTGCGAGGCATCATGGACGGAAAGACCAATAATACTGGCTCCGTTACGTTGGCTACTGGTGGTGCTACTAGTACGACAATCTACAATGAGCGTATAGGCTACGATAGTGTAATTCTATTAACTCCTACTGCATTGGTATCGTCAACATCTTATGTTCCGTATGGTGCATTCCAAGACGATACAGATCAGACTATTGCAAGCACGACAACTGCTTATCCAATGACGTATAACACTTTAGATTATGCGTTAGGCGTGTCTGTAGTTAGCGGGTCAAGGGTAACGGTAGCTTATTCTGGCTTATGGAATATTCAATTTAGCTCACAGTTTTCAAATACAGACTCTCAAATTCAGGACGTTAGTATCTGGTTTAGACAGAACGGCGTAAACGTGCCTAAGTCAAATAGCGAATTTAGTATTAGTAACAGACATGGATCTACCGATGGCGGCTTAATTGCAGCGCTTAATTTCTTTTTGCCAATGGCTAAAAATGATTACGTTGAGATTATGTGGCGTGCAAGCAATACATCAGTATCAATGCAGAATATTCCTGCTCAAACAAGCCCTACAAGGCCAGCAACGCCATCTGTGATTTTTACGATACAACACGTTTCCTCTAATGGATACACAACAAACACATTTGAAGACCCATATATCAGTTCAACGTCACAAGGTAGCGCTGTTATTTCACACGCAGCAAATGTAGTTGCAGGGAGAACCTACGATTATGTTATTGTTGGCTAATGGAAACTAAATACATTACTCCGCAAGAGCTAAGGTCGTGGTGGCCTTCCGTTAGACCAGGACTAGAGAATGTTAAGAGGAAAAGCCCTGAAGATTGGATTGTTGAAGATGTATATGTAGATTGCTATAACGGTAGATCGATGCTTTGGGCTTTGATTGATGAGAGCAGAGTTATAGGGTATTGGGTATTGCAGCCTGACGGTAATAAATTGCACGTTTGGGCTGGTTGGTCGTTAGAAAATAGACATGATAACCTTGAAAATGGATTAAAATACATAAAAGAGGTAGCACGTCAAGGTGGTGCAAAATATATAACATTTTCCAGCCATCGAAAAGGCTGGATTAAGAGGGCTAAGAGTCTTGGATTTAGCCCTAGACTATGGATAAGTGAGGTTTAATTATGGGTGGCCCATCGCAACAAAGTTTTACTCCGACTGAGACAAAACTCGATCCTACGCTGCGCCCTTATGTAGATACAGCGCTTAGTGAGGCTGAAAGATTGCGTAAAGAAGGTGGCCCCGCTTACTATAGTGGGGATACTTACGTTAGTCAAAGTGATCCTACAAAAATAGCGTTATATGCAGCGCAGCAGAGGGCAATTAAAGGCAATCCATTACTAGGTGAGGCTCAAGGTACTGTCAGTAATTTAATGACTACACAAAGCCCATACGAAGGCGATTACTCTAGTTTAGGAGGTAGGGCTAGTGACTATCGCTCTAAGTTTGACACTTTAGCAGGTCAAAAAAGTGGATATGGTTCTGTATTTGACCAGATTGGTCAGTCTGCTAGTCCGTATCAACAGCAATTCTCTAACTTAGCTCAAAACGCTTACGTTGATCCTAATCAAGCCTTTTATGAGCAAATGCGTGGCGGGGCAATGCAGAATGAGGCATTGGCTGGTACTCGCGCAACATCACAAGGTGCTTACCTTGGTGGTAGTCCATATCTTCAGGGCGCATTAAGCCAGGCTAATCGTTTATCTGCTGAATCATTACAAGAAGGTATCCGTGGTCTGCAAAGCAAAACATCAATGGCAGGTCGTTATGGTTCTGGTGCAGAGCAACAATTAGCTGGCAAGATGACTGATGCTGCGGCTAGGGCTTTGGCTGAACAGAATCAACAAGCATACCTGCAAAACTATCAACAAGAGCGTGGGCTACAAGAGCAAGCATTGCAGTCGCTTGGTGGTCTGTCGCAACAAAGTTTTGCCAATCAGCTCACAGGCGCTCAAGGTCTTGGTACTGCGGCACAGCAAGCCTATGCTAATCAAATGGCGGCTACACAAGCAGCTCAAGGTGTTTACGGCTCTGATCTTGCTAATCGTATGGCTGCTGCACAAGCAGGTCAAAATGTTTATCAGCAAGACTACGCTAACCAAATGGGTGCTACCCAAGCAGGTCAAGGTGTTTATCAGCAAGATTATGCTAATCAAATGGCTGCACTAGCTGGCGCTCAAGGCGCAAGAGGTGAAGATATAGCTACACGTATGGCTGCTGCTGGTATGGCTCCTGGCCTTGCTGCTGCTGACTACGCTGATCTTGATAGGTTGCTTGCTGCTGGTCAAGTTCGTGAGGGCTATACGGCGGCTCAACAAGCTGCTGATAAGGCTCGTTACGACTACACAGCACAGTTACCGTATCAAACGCTGCAAAACTACGGTGCGTTTATCACTGGCTTGCCGCGTGGTGGTATTACTCAAGAATACGTTGCGCCTCAAACAGAAGCTGAAAAAGCAGCCGCTGCCGCTAGAAATACAACAGGCGGTATGGGTTATCAAAGTTATATTAGTTAAAGGAATTATTATGGCCGCAGCAGCTATCCCCGCTTTAGCCGGAGCAATGTCAACGGCAGCACCAGCAATAGCAGGTAATGCTTTTCTTGCTTCACTCGCAGGTGGCGCAGCAACTGGAACTTTACTTGCTCCTGCTGCTGCTGCCGCTATTCCAACGGCTGCTGCTGCCGCTATTCCAGCGGCTGCGGCTACTTTTGCTCCAGCAGTTGCTTTCCAAACGGCTTCTTCCCTTGCTCCTAGTATTGCTGCTCCAGCATCAGGTATTTTTGCAGCACCAAATTTAGCAGCATTATCAGGAACTCCTGCATATACAGGAATGGGTATGGCTGGCGCTCCGCCTACATTTTCTCAATCTGTGATGAGTGCTGGCAGAAACATTCAGGGTTTAATGAATGAGAATCCTGCATTGACTAACATTGCTAAACAAGCTGGCGGTGCAATGATGCAGCCACCACCACCACCACAAGTATTGCAAGCACCACCAATTCAAAGTGGTCAATTCGCTCCAGTGGACTTTATGAGCTTACTTAGCCAAAAGTCACCACAGATGCAGCGTCGCACTTCATTGTTAGGGTAGATCATGGATTTTCGATATATTGCTGATCAAATAAACCAACAATCTGGTATCCCGCTTGGAACAGGTGTTCGCCAAAGGGGTATGGAAGGCGTAAGTAATGAGCCGTTTGTGTGGTCAAGTACATTGCAGAAATTTGTTCCAAATCCAAATCAATTTGATAGATTATCTCCAGCAGACCAAGCACAATATTTATTTAGTCAAACCAATCAATTTGGTAGTTCCTCATCAGATGCGCCAGTTTCACAAAGAATTACTCCAACTGTTCCATTTGACGTTAATACTGTAAATGTACAAGATATTCAACAAAATAACGCACCTAATGCTTCTGATAATGTAGATTATCAACCAATACAAACAGATAACAGGTCTGATTTACAGCCAAGTTTACTCGCAAAGTTATTTAAACCAGATTTAGCAGCACAATTTCCGAATCAACAAAGTGCGCCTCAAAGTCAACCAAACGCGTCTAGGCAGAATATGGCACAAGATAATTCACCAAGTTTCATGCAAAATATCTTAGGTACTGTTCCTAGTTATTATGGCGGTTTGCTTGGAGCTGAAGAAGCTAAAGCACTGCAAAGCAGAGCAAATACACAAGGCTTGCTAGGTGCTGCTATCGGCTTGCTAGGCGGTATGGGTACGCGTGGCACTACTGCGGCACAAAATATTGCTGGTGCGCTTGGTGGTGGCTTACAAGCCTCACAAGGTGCTATTCAGCAAGGTATAACTAACTACGGTCAACAGCAGCAACTAATGCTGCAACAAAGACAGCAAGCAGGTATTGCTGCAATGAAAATAAAGTATCCTGATCTTGCTGATGAGTTTGATACTAATCCTGCTGGCGCATTTAGAATTATCTCTGAACGTGAGGCTGCTGCCAATAAGCCTACAGTTGTATCTCAAGGTGGAACTTTAGTTGGACGCGATGGTAAAGTTTTGTACACATCTCCCGCTGCTGGTAAGGAACAAACAAAAATACTATCTCTTGATGAAATGAATAGTTTTGGTTTACCAACAAAAGATGGTCAAAAATATCAAATGGATGGTAAAGGCGCAATTAGTTTAATTTCAGGTACTGGCGCAACTAGCAATAAAAAAACTGTCGTAGTTGGAGATTATTTGGTTGACAATGAAACCGGAAAAATAATTTTTAAAGCAGCGTCAGGAAATAAACAAGAATCGTTATATTCAAAGCCAGTTGCAGATGCTAATGGTCGAATGGTGTATATGCCTGTTAAGCCAGGTTATCCTATTCTTGATTTAGAAGGAAAGCCAGTAACAGATTTTGCTGGAGCGATTTCACCAAAACCATTGCCACCAGTAATTCAAAAAGCGGAAGAAGAAGATTTTACGTCTGGAACTGCTGCAATTAACTTGGCTAATGATGCTAATAAATATTTATCTAGTATTACTCAAGGTCAAATTAAATTCGGAAGGTTAGATAAATTAAGCATTGCTGCGCGTAATGTTGCTGGCTCTAATGATCCTGATGTTGTTGCACGTAATGATTTTGAGAGATTTAAAACAACATTAGTTAATGAGTCTTTGCGTTTAAACAAAGGCACTCAAACAGAAGGTGATGCAGTTAGAGCAGCAAAAGAATTAGAAGGAGCTGAATCTGCTGCTGATGCTGGTAAAGCAATTCAAACTCTTAGAGATTTAAATGCTAGACGAGCAAATGATTATCAGTCTGCAATTATTCGCAGACGTAAAAATGCTAAATTTGGTGATCCAGAGGTAAGTTTGGATATTCCTAAATTTCTTCCTTATGTATTTACTGAGGCAGATTATGCGCGTTTACCAAAAGGCTCAGATTATATCGATCCAAAAGGTCTCAGAAAGGTGAAACCATAATGGCTAGTTGGGATAATGATCCTCTTTATGAGGAGCCTGCAAAGGATAATCTACAAGGTTCTGTGTTTAGACCTAAAGTGCCTTATTCTGGTTTGGCTGAGACTGTTCGTGCTTTTGCTCAAGGGCCAACATTTGGTTTTGGTGAGGAAATTGAAGCAGGTATTCGCGCTCCATTTTCTGATAAAAGCTACACAGATATAAGAAATCAATTGCGTGGTCAACAATCGCAATTTAGACAAGACTATCCAAATGTAGCAACTCCTGTTGAATTGACAGGTGCTATGGCTGGCCCAATGGCTGCATATAAAGCTCTTGGTTCTGCTGCTCCTGCGGTTCAGTCTATGGTGACAGGTGAGACTCTTGGAGGCCAGGCTGCGCGTGGTGTAGTAGCTGGTGGTGTTACTGGTGCATTAACTGGCGCTGGTACAGCAGAGCAAGATGTAGCAGGTAAAGCAATTCAAGCAGGAGTTGCTGGTGGTGTATTGGGTGGTACTGTTCCTTTGGTACTCAAGGGTGCAGGAGCAATGGTCAAAAATATATTGACTGCATCTGGAGTAGGTGATCAACCTGCGGCTGCATCTAAAATGATTGCGGCTGCACTAAAAAAACAGGATTTAACTCCTGATGAAGCTGCTGATTTACTTGCTGAATTACAGCGAATTGGTGTGCCGCGTCCTGTCCTGGCTGATATTGGCAAGAATATGCAAGACCTTGCTTATTCTGCGTATGTAGTTCCATCTGGACAAAAAGCTGCTACAGCTAGATTTTTAGAATCACGCATGGTTGACCAGCCCGATGAATTAGTTAAAGGATTGGCAAAAAAAGCAGGTATTGATAAAAATGTTAGCGGATATGAGTACCTTGATGCTTTAGCTAAAAATCAACAAGCAGCAGCAAGCTCTAAGTATCCTTTAGCGTATAGCAAAGCTGTTGATGCAAGAGACTTTAGGAAGTATGTAGATCGACCTGTATTTATTGACGCATATCAAGAAGCTCAAAAACGCGCTGGTGTTTATGGTGAAACATTGCCTGATTTAGAGCAAATACGAAATGCTCAATTTGTTCCTACTGATGTGCTGCATAAGATTAAGATTGGTTTAGATCGTATTGTAGAAGGTCAAACAGATTCTATTACTGGAAAAATGACCGCTTATGGCCGTGATGTTTCTAATGTAAAACGTGAGTTTAATGATTTAATTAAAGACAAAAATCCTATCTATGCAAAAGCTAATGCTGAGTTTGCAGACAATGAGCGTATTCGATCAGCATTTGAAACAGGCCAAAAATATCAAAAACTTGATACTAAGGAAGCATTAGATAAGCTAAAGAAAATGAATGACTCAGAAAAAGAGGCATTTAGACTTGGGATGATGGCAGACGTAAACTATCGTCTTGATAATTTTAAGGGTGGTGATTTTTCTCGCCAGATATTTAAAAGCGACAAACAAAAATCATTGCTTCGTTATGCTTTCACAGATCAAAACCAATACAAGCAATTTGCTGCTTATGTTGATGCGCTTGGTGAGCAATCTAAAACATCTAAGTCTCTTATGGGCAACTCGCTAACTGGTGAGAGACTTGCTACAAGTCAAGCTACGTCAGATTTAGGTCAGATTGCACAAAGTGCTGTTACAGGTGGATTAGCTGGTGCTGCTATGGCAACAGGCAGATCATTGCTTGCTCGAACTAGAGGCATAAGTAGCGAGACATCTGCTGAATTGCAAAAACGTCTATTTGCTGTTGATCCTATTGAGCAAAAAACTATTTTGGAAGAATTAAAACGTAGAACGCAAAGTAAGCAAGTCGGTGTGGTTCCTGGCGCTGCTGCCACTGGCATGATTACTGGATTACTTGGGGATTAATTATGGCAAAGACAAAGATTAGTGAATTCGACACAAACCCTGCGCTAAATACTGATATTGACAGTATTAACATCGCGGAAGGTTGCGCTCCTAGCGGCATTAATAACGCTATCCGTGAGCTGATGTCGCAACTCAAGAATCAGCAGTCAGGTACAGATGGAGATAACTTTACTGTTGGCGGTAATCTTGTTGCCACTGGCACATTAACGGCAGATGGGCTTCTTTATCCAGCAACAGATGGAACGTCTGGTCAATTTCTTAAAACAAATGGCACTGGTACACTGAGTTTTTCTGGTGATTTGTCATCTTGCACTGCTGATGGAACTAATAAGGTTGGCTATAGGAATATTCCATTATCAGGCATTAAAACATCTACATATAATCCTGTAGTTGGTGATGTTGGTAAATTTATTGAGCTTGGAACTGGTGGATCAGTAACAATTAATTCTGGTGTTTTTAGTGCTGGTGATGTATTTATGATTATCAATAATACATCGGCAACTATCACTTGTACCTGTTCTGCAATTACTACTGTATATAAAGCTGGAACTGACGCGGATGTAAGTACATTTGGAATTACTACGCGAGGAATAGCTACTGTTTTATTTGTAACTGCAACTGTTGCAATAATCTCAGGGACAATTGTATGAGTGGCATCATTCTTGGCATTAGTTCAGTTTATAGATCGTTTATTGATGCGTCTGCTACTGGCGCTACAGTAGTTACGGCTGGCGATTATAAGACTGCTACTTTTACAAGTTCAGGAAGTTTTACAGTTACTCCGTTTTCAGATGGCTCAATTAGCTCATCCGGTATTCAATACACTGTAGTTGCTGGTGGCGGCGGTGGTGGTAGAGGTTTTGGTGTAACAAATAATACTGGCGGTGGTGGTGGCGGTGGAATGATAACGTCATCTTCTGCATCTATCATCCCAGGAACATATACAGTTACTGTTGGCGCTGGTGGTGCTGGTGTTTCCTCAAGCGGAACAGAAGATTATGGCTACAATGGTCAAGATTCAAGTATTGGCACGTTATATGTAGCATCTGGCGGTGGTGGTGGTGGTGGATACATTGTATATCCTCAACCTGGAAGATCAGGAGGCTCTGGCGGTGGTGGTGCAAGCGCACAAGCTGGTGGAGCAGGAATATCAGGTCAAGGTCAAAATGGTGGCGCTGGTTCTTCATCTAGCCCTAATTTTGCGGCTGGCGGTGGTGGTGGTAAAGCTAATCAAGGTAGCAGTGCAGTATCTAGTGACGTTGCTGGCGGCGGTGGTGATGGCGCGGCAGATACAATTTCTGGATCAACGTATGCTGGCGGTGGTGGTGGTAGCGGTCAAACTTCTGGCGCTGGTGGTAGCGGTGGTGGTGGCGCAGGTGCTAATTTAGCTAATGCGACATCTGGAACTGCAAACCTTGGTGGTGGTGGCGGTGGAACTACTGGATCATTTAATGCTGGATCAGGTGGGTCTGGAATTGTAATTATTAAATGGAAGTTTCAATAATGTCAGACATCAATCCACAAGAATTCGGTGCATTACAGGCAGATGTTAAGACATTAACTTCTGAGATACATTTACTCCGCAAAGAGATGGCTGATGTAACTGCTATGCTTAACCAAGGTAAAGGTGGTCTATATACAATCATCTTTGCTGCTGGCGCACTTGGCTCCGTTATTACTTTAAGCGTTAAAAAAATATTCGGAGATTAAATGGATCCGTTAACTATCGGCGCAGCGGTTGCTATCGCTAAGACTGCTGTAGCCGGAGTTAAAGAGCTAATATCATTAGGTCACGAAATTCAAGACTGCTATCACGATATAGCAACATTCTTCGATAAGCAAACAGAAGTAGAGCTTGCTGTCATCGAGCAAAAGAAGCAGAAACTCCAAGCTACTAAAGATGGCAAGCCACAACGTAGCGCTACCGCAGAGGCGTTAGAAGCTACCTTTGCACATAGAGAGATGATCCGGCTAGAAAAAGAGCTTAAAGAGGCTCTAATCTACGGCAGCCAGGAATCAGGTCTATACGACGAGATGTGTCATCGTCGAGATGCAATTATCCTAGAACGAAAACAAGAGATCGAAGATGCTGAACGCGAGGAGCGTATGCGTCTGGCTGAAATACGTCGCAAGAAAGAGCAAAAAATACAGAATATTCAGGAATGGTTAGCTGTAGTGCTAGGCGTTTCTATTAGTAGTTTCGTAATGTATGCAATATGGTGGATGTTTAAAAATGGGGGTAAAGACTAATGATGACCTTAATTACTACGCTAATCTCTTTCTTATCTGGTGGCTTGCCTAAACTCTTGGATTTCTTTCAGGATAAGCAAGATAAGAAGCATGAGTTAGCACTTGCTCAATTGCAGATGGCGCAGCAGCTAGAGATGGCTAATAAGGGTTTTGAGGCTCAAGCGCACATTGAAGATATTAAGACAGAGCAGATAGGCATCCAGACGCAAGCAGATGAACGTATAGCGTTGTATTCTCACGACATTGAGATTGGTAAGGGTGCATCGCAATGGGTTGTTAATGCTCGCGCTATGGTCAGGCCAACAATTACGTATGGACTATTCCTGCTACTCGTTGCCATTGATATTGCTGGTGTCTGGTATGCCTGGACACAAGACGCTCCATTTAAAGAGATGATGGCGCTAGTTTGGGATGACGACACGCAAACTATTTGGGCTTCTGTTATAAGTTTCTGGTTCGGCACACAGGCGTTTAGCAAGAAATGAAAGTAAGCGACAAGGCACTTAAAACCATAATCCACCATGAGGGGGTAAGGTATAAGCCTTATCTCTGTCCTGCTGGATTGTGGACTGTTGGTGTAGGCCATGTTTTATATCCCAAACAGGGACTATTACCAGTGGCAGAGAGAGGCTCTATAGGGCTGCGTGTTGAGGACTTTAGACAATTTACGAAGGATGAGGTAGATGCGATTCTTAAGGCAGACTTGCAGCGTTTTGAGCGAGGTGTATTACGTTATTGCCCTAATTCTCTTACTCAAGGGCAATTCGATGCTCTCGTCAGTTTTAGCTTTAATGTAGGGCTAGGTACTTTACAGCGTAGTACGTTGCGCCAAAAACACAACCGTGGTGACTTTGAGGGAGCTGGTAGTGAATTCATGAAATATACACGTGGCGGTGGTAAGGTTCTCAAGGGTTTAGTTAATCGTCGTAAAGATGAAAGAGCAATGTATGGTTACTAAGAAAATACCGCAAGACTGTATGCCGATGTGTCAATCATGCGCTTTCTTTGATCGTGAGAAGAACGATGAAGTTGGTCTATGCAGACGTTATCCTCCATCGATGTTCTTTCTTGGTGACGATGATTTCGAGAGTTTATTTCCGATTACTGGGATTAACGAATGGTGCGGTGAATTTAAAAGGCAGGTGTCATAATGACTCACCACGTAACAGATGAGGAGTTTATAGCGGCATGGAACTCATGCGGCTCAGTTACTAAGGTAGCTGATATTCTAGGCATTAACCACAGATTTGTTAATCGCAAGCGTAGAGACATCGAAAAGCGGCAAGGTGTCCAGTTGCTTGCCACTGCTAAAAACAGCCCTGATTTCAATGTAACTTTGCCAGCTAACGGAGTTCGAGTTAATGTTGGATTGGAATCAGGTGTTGTTATCGTTGGCTCAGATGCTCACTACTGGCCTGGAATCATCTCCACAGCTCACAGGGCCTTTGTGGTGGCTGTTAAAGAGCTAAGCCCTAAGATGGTCATTATGAACGGTGATGCGTTTGACGGGGCTAATATCTCTCGTCATCCGCGTACAGGTTGGGAAGCCAGACCTAGCGTTAAGCAAGAGCTAGAGGCTTGCAGGGATCGTATCTGTGAGATTGAGGACGCTGCTGGCAATGCAAAACTGCACTGGACTTGGGGCAATCACGACATTCGTTGGAATAGCCGATTATCCTCACAGGCTCCTGAGTTTGAGGGTATCCACGGCATGAACTTGACGGATCACTTCCCGCGCTGGAAGTTCTCAACTTCGGTGATGGTAAATGATCACACTCAGATCAAGCATCGCAACTATAACGGAGTTCACGCTGCTTATAACGCTGTTGTTAAATCTGGCGTGTCTACAGTTAATGGTCATCTACACTCTCTTAAAGTAACGCCTTGGACTGATCTGACAGGTACTCGCTACGGTGTCGATACAGGCTCTCTAGCAGATGTATGGGGCGCTCAATTTGAATACACAGAGGACGGTACTAGAAACCATCGAAGCGGCTTTGTAGTGCTGACATTCTACGAAGGCAAGTTGCTGCCTCCGGAGATGTTAGAAGTCATTGATGAGGATAAAGGTCTTGTGTGCTTTCGAGGACAGGTGATCGCGGTTTAATCCAGCTTGATGTCCAATCAGCCTTAACTGGTTGGAGTTTAGCCCTGCGTTTAGCTAGGAATAAGTCTTTCTTGTCTATATCCTGGTTAAGTCTATTACGTGCTATTTGCGCTCTTTCTTTTGATGTAAGAGGCGCAGGTCTAGCAGCATCGTTATAGTTGCCAATGCAAAACACAGGCACATAGACTTCTTTTATATCTTTTTGTTCTTTTATCCAGCTATCAATATAGACGAGCTTGATCTTGCGTAAATGCTTGATATAACCTTTCATCCACTTATTAGAGATAAAGAACTGCTTTTCTATCTCCGTGTATGTTGATGGTGTCTCAAGAATTTTGAGCAACTTAGCCATTCTTACTTCAGATGGCTTTGTGTTGTATTTCATTTCACTCATCTTTGACGAATACTCCATTGCAATTTAAGAAACCTTTGCGGTCTTTAATTTCTGCATAAGCATCTTGCAAGCAGTGAACGATAGAGATGTCTTTGATCGCGCAGTAGATTATTAGCGTAACCAGCACATCTCCGACACCATCTCTAATCGCTGGCATATCGTCTTTGATCTCAGCGTCGCATAGCTCACCTAGCTCACTCACAGTTTTCATGAGTTGAGTGCTGGCTTCAGCATTGGGAATGATTCCGCGAGCTTCTGCCCATCGGATAACGTCAAGCTCTAGTGATGTCCACATTATTTACATATCCTTTTCTTTGCATCTTTAAAGTTGGACTCGAACATCCATCCGACACACTGTTTGTCAATGTCTGGCGATGTGACTGACGCTACTCCTTCAGTAAATCCGCGATGGTATTCGTGTTGCAGTCTGTTCATGACACCTAACCCAATGCCAGGTATAGACGCAACAACCACAATTAAGATCATTCCCCAACGCATAGCTGCCTAATCTTTTTGATATCAATGCCAAAAGTCTCATGCACTCGCAGGATGATTTCTGCTGACGGGACTATCTTTTTGTTGCGAATCTTTGACAGTGTAGAGATACCGATACCCATATGTAGGGCAATGGCTCGATCATTCTTGAATCCATGATTTTTAATCAAATAGTCTAACAATTCCATTTTTATCCTTTATAAGTAGTGCAGGGTCACCAGTTCGAGAATACATGAAGGAGAATCTGGCCCCTGCTGCCGGTGTTACTCGCCACTACCGGCTAGGCGTGCAAACTCTAAAAAGGGATGTCGTCAATATCTAACGGTTTTTCTTCTACTGTTTTCTTTGCTTCTTTCAGCTTAAATGAGCAGCTCATAAACTTGCCTGATTTACCATCTTTGAGCCAGGCTGATACATAGACTGCGTTACCGTTTAAGTCTTTGCCATCGCCTGAATAGTCAGGATGATTGTCTGATTGCTTTTGCTGATTCTTGAAAAGTGAGAAGCTGCCTGGTTTTGGATCGTATGCCATAAATTTACCTTTATCGTGTGGTGAACTTCTTAATTGCACTGCGCTGCTTGCTATCAAACAAACTCCATAATGCTGTTTTGCTATCTGCATCTAAATCTAATTCGTTAATGAAATCGACTGCACTTTGTACGTCATTCTTTGCTAGAAATCCAATAACCACTACGCCGATGCTGCGTATAGTTTCTTGATCTTCCTCTGACATAGATTGAAACACGTCAACAGTAATCGGTTTAGCTGACACAGGCTCGCTAGAATCGATTGCATCGTGTTCTACTATCTCAAGTGCTGTGACGTATAAGTAACGGCGGCTATAGGTCTCTACTGCGCCTAAATTCTGTATTGGGTGGCAGCCTTTTAGCTGCGCTTCTGCCATTGGGCTAGTAAACGTTACACAACCACCATTCTCAGTATCAATGATCCGCAATGTAGCCAGCTCAGTACCAAACGATACAACTGGACAAAGTTTTAACTCAAAGAAAATTGACTGAATTGCCGGTAGAAAGTCGCCAAGCTCAAAGTATTTATATCCTGCAAACTTATTGTGGCCTGACTTCTTTAGCTCTGTATTCTGCAATTTGATACGCGCTTGTTGCAGTTTTTCGTAGACTAGCCATTGTTGCTGTTCTTCTTGCTCTTGTTGCTGGCGCATGATTATTTACCTTTATTTGAATTTTTTAACGATGACATTATTGAATGTCCGAACTTCCGATAGAGTTTGAATTTCCTTTGCTTTTGCTTGCTCCTTTCTAATACGGTTAAAAGTTTTCTCAAGATCAGTTTTACCTGCTGGCACATACTTGAACCTTGCGTCTAAGATTGATTTAAAGTCATCCATTTATTTTCCTACGTCAACCATGAAACCAAAATATATCCTGAAAACAATATGATAGCAATGACTTTAGGGTGACGTGCAAGCCAATCATCGGTAGCTAAAAGTTTCATTGTTGTTCTTCTTTCATCTTCATAAAGTTAGCAGTTGTATAAGGTACTCCAATCGTTGTTGCTTTGCGCTGAACATCCCACAAGTGATTGATGAACTGGCCTAGATTACGAAACTCAGTGCCTAGCTCCTCATTGATCTGATCTAGAGCTATCTTCATTCCTGCCTCAATTCCTTCAGAGTAAGTCACTTTTCATTCCTCCAAAAAACCATTTATCGAATTTTGCGTTATTAAATGCTTCGCTTGCTGCTTTTGCTTCTAACCAGATCGCGTCTGCCTCATCTTCTTGATATGCTGCCAGGCAAACTAGCAGGTCATCTAATTCTTCAATCATCTCTGTCTCCGTCGTTGGTATGACTGAACTATAGCGACATAAGTTATTCGCTGCAAGAAATACTTTTCTATTGATATTTGTTTACTGATAGAAATAATCAATAACACAAAACTAGAAACTTGTATATTATTTAGCTGTCTACCCGCCTAATTAGGGTTTTTTAAGCGGGGGCAAAATAGCACAAATAGCGTAAATAGCAGTAGCAAGCAGGACTTTTGTCAGTTTTGTCAGTACCTAACTAGCCTCATTTAAGGAATTACAATGAGTTTATGGCGTAAAAGGAGAATAAAAATGCAAGAATTAGCTAGATGTTCAGATTGTGGTTGGATTGGTGACTCAGAAGATGTAGAGACAGGTATTTGCGATATGGTGTTTGCTGATCCTGTTGATATTTGCCCTGAATGTGGAAATCCAGATTGCATAGCACCATACGAGGAGACTAAATAATGGACTTGCCAAAGAAAGACAGCCGTAGATACCAGATTTGTGTTGCTTTTGCTAACTCTGGAATGATGACGTTGCATAGCTTAGTTGAGGAGCATGGCTTGTTTGGTTTTAGAGACAAGCAGCGGCTTTCATCTGAGATGAATTACTTATGCACTACTGGCTGCATTAAAAAGCTCAAAGAGGCTTATATGCCTACCTATGAGCTGCGTCTGGCTATACAGTCGTTTGATAAGCCTGGGCTAGTTAAATCACGAGAGCCAGTACCGTTTAAAGAATTATCTGACAAGTTTATGTTGCCAAAGGTTAGCCCACGGGGTGAGCCACTAAGGGACATTTCATATATCGGTTTAGGAGCAAGCATTGCTGAACACGTCTACCGTTTCTAGTCCTGACTATACGTTTAGGCAAAAGTTCTGCCCAGGCTGTAAACGGGCTAGATCAGAAAAGAACTTTAATGGCGGAGTTCTATGCAAGATTTGCAGACTGCGTAAAGTTAAGCTATAGTAGCTACGTGCTTGGCAGCGCGTAAACGAGTAAGCCTTAGATGGGACTCTGCTGGTTACTCACCAGTCTGCCAACGATCTTATGATCGAGAGTCTCACCTAGGGCTTTTTTTATTGGAAAAGCTATGCACTACTATCAATTTAATATTGGAGATTATGCTAGTCACACTAGGCATTTAACCATTGTCGAAGATGCAATTTATAGGCGATTGCTTGATGCTTATTACCTGCATGAACATCCGTTGAACGCCTGTACAACGTCTGTTGCACGTCAGATCAACGCGAGAGAGTACGAGTCAGAAATTCAAACTATTTTGGAGGAATTTTTTGCATTAACGGAAGATGGTTGGGTCAATTTTCGTGCAGATAAAGAGATAAAACACTTCCATTCCAAGATAGAACAGGCTCAAAAGGCAGGCAGAGCCTCAGCTGTAGCAAGATTGAACAGACGTTCAACATTCGTACCAACGGATGTTCAACCAAACATAAAACAAGAAACAATAAACAATAAACATAGTATTAGCAAACCAGACGATGTAATCCTTTCAGTTTGGACTGACTTTGTAGCTCATCGAAAACTAAAGAAAGCAACTATTACCGAAACGGTAATTAATTCAATTCGCAAAGAAGCTAAAAAAGCTGGCATACCTTTTGAGGATGCTTTGGCTGAAACTTGCGCTAGAGGTTGGCAAGGCTTTAAGGCTGAGTGGTATAAAAAGCAAGAACCTGCAAAACCAGTATCAAAACTTAAATACTGGGAAAAAGGTTATCAGCCATGAAAGGCCATGTAGAACTACTCAAGTTGCGTATAGAAGGTTTTAAACCAAGAGGCTTGTGGGTGTGCTACGGACATGATCCACTAAAGGGCTGGAATACTTGGTCTAAGGCTGGCGATACATTGGCATTTCCTGAAATTGAGATATTGCCGATAGAAAATATCAATCAACTAGACTTGCGGTTTGCTGTAGGATTAACTGTACACATTTCAAGTAATGAACCCCTTGCAAAACTAAAGAAAATTCATAACGCTTTTGTTTTTGCCAAGGCTAAATCGGTTTTCGTATCCACTAAAAAATGCTTAATCTTACCTTCAGGGAGCGTATTAGATGACTATGTTCCTGCGTGAAGATATTGATTTCTCAGCGTATCTGCGAGCTACCGATCTCAAGCAAAACGTCAAGGACGTATCGACATGGGTTGATGAGCTTACAGACAATCTTGAAAATCCTGTTATCGAAAAATCTACTCCTATGGAA